ATAAGCGGAGATTGCAAAGAGAGGGTCACTCTTTGCTCTGGGTTCTCAGGGGAGAAACGCCCTGAGTGGGTCATTAGGGTAAAACCCTAATCCCCTCGGGAGAGCCCACAACTACGTAAGCGGAGCGTGTAGTTATAGTGGGCTATATCAATGGCAAGCCATTGTCTGCAAACTCCAGCCTACGGCTTCCGCTCTCCTCCGTCAGGGAGGTTTTTCATCATCGTTGCCGATTGGAGATGCACCGACCAGCACAAGGTCTAAATCGTCTATCAGTTTTTGCAGGACGGGATTCTTCTCTATCATCCGCTGGAGGATTCTCTCAGCCTCGACCAAGTGGTTGGCTGTACTCATCACCTTGCCCTCCCGTATCTGAAAGATAATCCAATCGGCTATGTCGATATGGGCTTCTTTTTGTTTCGGGGTGGCATTCCTTTCGATGATGTCCGAAACCACCACCTTACAAAAGTACATGCTCTCGGCTCGCTGTTTCCACTCGGCATAAGCATCGGCATCGGGAAAGAGAAGCACGGTTCGCCCTGACAGTACACGGAGTTTCTCTTCTCTCATCTGACTCTTACCACCCGTAGCCAGCCATACATAATCGGGGAAGATAGCAGAACCGATAACGGCACTCTTCTCGGATTCCACCAAGACCACCACCTTGTCGGGATGCGTTTTCAACAAGTGTTCCCCGAAAAGGCATTGGGATAGTTGCCAATCCTCTGCCAACACACGCTGCTTTTTCAATATGCTGTGTATCCAGTTCACTGCCGATGTCTGTCCTCCCTTGATACGGTGTCCGTCTTCGGGATTGTACTGCATCACCTTTCCCGTGCGTACCTTGCCCGTCCTGTCTATCTGCCAAAAGATAACAGAGCCGTCACGGGTAGCCCCCAAACGGTATTCCTCCAACAACCGCTTCAACACCTCTTTCGCCTTGTCGCCATAGTAGGAAGTAAGGAGTGTGAAGAGGAAACGGAAGAAATTGCTACGCTCGCTTTGCGACTTCTCCACATAGTGAGGGGGAATATAGCCGATGGCTGTCGGCTTACTTTGCTGCTTCACTTTCTTCTGCTCTGCTCTTTGCCTGTCAAAAGAGAAATCATTGGTAGTTCTGTGTTCAGGATGCTCTTGAAAATACTCTTTCGGAGTGTAGTGATACCCACAACCGCTTTCGTGGTTACATCTGCCGACCGATGGATGCAACGGCACATTATTTTCGTCCACGTAATAGACGAAAGAATGCCTGTCTCCGCATTTGGGGCAGGTATGCCGTGTTGCCGTTCCTTTATACTTCTGTAATGAATAATTGCCCATAGCTTAGTCCGTTTTTGATGGTTGATTGTCGGCTGTCCCATCCTGTCCCATTGTCCCACACTCTAAGGGTTGGGACAGTGGGACACTTGGGACACCTGCGTTTTTACTCTCTTTGCTGCGCTGGATGATACGGTTTACGGTGGACTTGCCACAATTCACCTGTGAGGCTATCTCCCTGACGGACTTGCCCGATTGGGAGAGTTGCAGAATTTGGCAATCCCTTTGGCTTGATTCATTGTCGCCCAATTTTTTCAAGTGTTCCTTTTCCGTGGAATAGCCCCTGAACACGAACTGCAAGAAAGCATCCACCTTGTCAATCTCGTAAACGATTACATTATCCGCATCATGAGAGAACGTGCCATAGCGCACTTTAAGCTGCTTCACATAGCGAAGCCCTCCGTCTTGGGCACTTTTTCCAATGGTGAACACGCTGTCAAAGAAATTGTAGAGCCGTTTGCTTCCGGCAAGGTCGTTGGATGTGATGGGACAATCCAAAGAGCGTTTGGGCGTATGTGCTAGGACAAGGATAGAGAGCGCATATCTCTTTTTGAGATTGTTCAGCTGAATCATCAGCCGTCCTGCGGCATCGCCTTTCTCCATGGCGCAACACAGGTAGGTAAGATTGTCAATGATGAAAATCTTGCAGTCGGTCTGCACAGCCATCTGTTCAATGCCGCCTATGATAGCTTCCTCAAAGTTGGCATCCAAAAGCTGGTTGCAGTCAATAGACACCCGATAGAGTTTGTCGGGAAAGGTGTAGAGCTCTCCATGCTCGTTGGTATAGCGGAGCTGGAACTGCTTTTCGGACAGTTCAAAGTCCAGATACAGCACATTGTCGGTTCGGGCGATGCGGTCGGCTATCTGCACGGCAAGGATGGACTTGCCCACGTTGGAATCGGCAAACAAGCAGGAGAGTTCCCCCTCGTACCAAAAGCTGTCCCACAGCGCACGGGGCGTAGGCAATAACGATGCTTCAAGAATGGTTTGGTTTGCCGTCTTGATATTCATCATGCCTACACTGTCGGGCATACCGTTATGCGCTTGGGATGCTTTTGTGAGGTCGCCACGTATCAGGTTGATATAGTTCTTATCCTCTTCCATATCATTCACCAGTTACGTGGGTTGGGCTTGCGACGGTGGGAAGAGGATAAGGACTTGTTCAGTTCCTCGTCTGACAACGGTATGGGATTCTTTCGGGCGGTTTCCAGCCACTTGTCCAGTTCGTCACGGTAAAGGCAATAGCGTTTGCCGGGCTTGGTGGCAGGGATTGTCCCTTCTGACAGTTTCATGTAGAGCGTACCCTTAGGGATACCTAAATACTCTGCTGCCTCGTCCACAGACATGGGCACGTGGGTGTCCACCGTTTTGGCATTGTTCACACTGCGCTGCTCGGCGAGCAGGCTTTTCAGGCTCATCACTTCGTCTCGAAGCTGAGCGACAACCTCGGGGAGGTCGTTGAAGGTAAGAATTGATTTTTCCATTCGCGTACTCGTCTCTTTTGTAAGACTTGGCGCAAAGGACTGAAATGATATATCCGTGAATATCTCCACGACACGTCATTGCAAAATAATTCCCGAATAATTAAGCCCAGCCATAAATGACGGGTAAAATTACTCGGGAAACGATGTAAAACAGGCGGTTATGAGTTACCGGATGGTTGTCGTTGGTGTCGTGATTATCCTAATTCCGCACATAATCCTCGGGATAGTGGAAATCAAGTTTGCCGTTTTCGGGTTCATCAATGGGAATTTCCGTCTTTAACGGCTCTACCTTGAAATTCTTGATGGTTGATAAGTCTGTATCAGCAAACGATTTCGGGAAAAGGGCTTTGATGAACTTGGCACGGTTATCCCCATTGTAGTATCTCTTGTACAGGAAACGCTCAGAGATATTCCATACGAAGTGACGGAGTGGAATGTTGTTGATGTCTTTGGTAAACGGTCTTTGTATGGGCTTCGGGGTATAAGTGTTAAGATTCATCCATTTGTCCACCTCAGTACAGATGTGGTTCACGGTTTCTTGGTCGGCAATGCGAGGCAGGTAATAATGGCAATACTCCATGACCATGCGGATGCGCTCTTCCTTTTCCCGTTGCTCTCTGCTTGCGTAATTGGCACGGTTCTTTTCGTGAAGATCCGGGGCGATAGTAAGCTCTATCGGTTGTGTTTGGATAAGTGTCTCTTCTTTTGTCGGGGATGATTCGGGTACAGGCTCAGGGACTGATGTAGGTCCAGGCACAGATGTGGCTTCTTCAAGTGTATTTTGTGACAGTTCTTCCTGCACCTCTATGGCTTCGGCAATCGTTTCTTTCTTGCCGAACTTGATTTTGTAGATTTCGTATGTATCAAAGATAAGTGTCTGAAAGGAGAGATAGAGCAACCATCCCAACAGGTTACAGCATACGAATACTATCCACCTGACAAAGTTGTCTTGGTTGAAGCTGTCCGCTATTACCAGCGTGGCAATGGAAGATATTAGGACGATGGCGAAGCCGACAAAGCCCAAGATGATGTATTTGTCCTTGATTGATGATTCCATATTTCGTTGAGAGATTGAATGTTCCTGTATTATTTTGTGCAAAGTTAATGCTATTTTTCCCAATTACTGCCCGTTATTTGCGGTTAGAACGGTCTTTTTCAATGTATTTCACGAAATGTCATCATATCATACTCTGTTTCATACTCTGAGGGGCTTATAAATGGTGGCATCAAGCCAAAAACATAGAGGGGCGATTATAGCCTTGTAGCCATAACCGCCCCTCTGAATACCTGTCAATGTGAGACATTTATGCCTCCTTGCGCTTCAAGGTTATCTTGTCCACCACCTGACACATCTGCTGCGCTGCTATCTTGGAATAGATTTGTGTGGTGGTAATGTTCTTATGTCCGAGATAGGCTTGGATGACAGCCATGTCCGTTCCCATTTCCACGTGCAGGCTTCCGAAGCTGTGGCGGGTACAGTGAAAGGTGATTTTCTTGGTTATCCCTGCTGCCGTGAGCCACCGTTGGAGTGGTCCTTGCAGCATCTTGTCCTTGAAATCCTCAAAGATAAGTCCCTCGCCCCGTTCTCCCAGCAGTCCATAGGCTTCATCACTGATGGGGTTATGCACTATTTCTTTGGTTTTCTGCATACGGGTGGTAACGAACATCCTGCCGTTGGTGTATGGTTGTATCTGCTGCCACGTGAGCTGTCTGATGTCGCTCTTTCTCAGTCCCGTAAGACAGGCGAAAAGAAAAGCTTTTTTCAAGACCTCCTCCTCACAGGGTGTTTCGGCAAGCCGTATCAGTTCCTCTTGGCTCAAATGCTCCCTGATGGTGGGAATGCACTCGATGCGGTCTAAGAAGCCGTTTGGGTTCTCCTTTATCTTCCTGTCACGGTAAGCGGTGTGCAGCACGGCACGGAAAGTTGACCAATAGCCTGCTGCGGAGTTGATGTGCAGCTTTTGGTTGGTGTGGATGGATTGGGGTGCATCAAGCAGGTATTCCATGAACTTGCGGCACAAATCCACATCCACCTCCTCAAAGGTGCATTTGCCGTTCACGAACCGCTGGAAATGCTTGTATACGTGCTGCCACTTGATATTCTTGCGGTCAGCCAGTCCTTTGAAATAGGCAAGGAAATCGCCCTTCATCTTGGTCTTGTCAAAAAAGCCGTTGTTTTCATTGAAAATGGCTTCGTAGCGCTGGTTGCGCAGGATGACCGCTTTCTTCATCATGCGTGCGTTGAAGTCCCGTTCCTGCTGGTTTGCAGGTTTGGCGAAGATGTAAATTCCTAAGGCTTCACGTGTAATCACTCTCATGGTGACATTGTCACGGTAGCCGGGATAGTAGTCAAGGCATAGTGAATACTGTGTCCCGTTCTTAATCTTGCGCTTACGCAAGGTAACTGTTTTGCATTTACTCATAATAATTATGTTTTAATTGGTTGTATACATTTTGGAGTTGTATCCATGTTTCCGATGGCAAAGGAACAACGTGAAATATCCGTGAATACCTCCACGATACATCATTTTGAAATAATTTTCGATAATCCCGATTTTTCACGGTTATTTGTTCCTTTCAGCCATGACACGCTCCACATCTGAGCGCAAAAGCAGGTTTTTCACACCCACCTTTATCTTTTCGATGTGCTTCACCTTGACGATATGGCAGATGTTGGCTGACGAAAGACCATAGATTTGCTGCACCTGCTCAACGGTATAGTAGCGTTCATCGTTCACAAGGTCAGTTCTGCGGAGTTCGTTCAAATGTGATTTGGAGTAATAGGTACGCCCGTACTCTCTTTTAGTGGGTATCTTATGGCGATAGGTGTAGGCACGGAGTGCGGTCGGCTTCATGCCGAACAGTTCCTCCACCTCCTCGGTCAGTAGCCAGTCGGTAATTTCGCTAATATCAACTGCCACACCGAAAAACTCGTCAATATGCTTCTTGCTGTAATAGTTCTTTCCTGCGATACGGCAGATGGGGATATGGTTACGCTTGGCGGAAGTGTAAAGCCATGACTGCTTTACCTTAAAAAGGGACATCACCTCCTCGCCCGAATAGAAGTCCAACACTTCTTCGCTTTCCTTTTCCCTTTTTTCTCTTTTGGCAGGTAAGGAAGATGAAGATGATTTCCTTGGTGTGGAGGTGTTGCCGGGCAGGATGCGGTGATAGGGATTGCCCTCCAACATCTGCTCGATGTCGGCTCTGCGGATGAATGCCATGCGGTTGCTGATGCGTGAGGCTTTCAGCTTGCCGATGGCTACAAGTTTGTAAATGTACTGTCGGGAACAGCCCATGAGGATGGCTGCTTTGGAAAAGGTGAGATACTCCTGATGCTGTATCTCCATCAAGGGTTGGGCGACTTTGAAGAGGTTGTTCTTCTGCATCACTCTGGCTCGTTTGGCTTCTGCCTGACAAGCCTCACTGCAATATCTTTGCATACCGCTTCGGGTTACAAAGGACTTGCCGCAAAAACTGCATTTTCTGGTTGCTTTCATACCGTTTTATCGTTTAATGGTTCATTTCTTCAATCCTATATCTCTGAAATGGTAAACGGATGTGAACGGAAGTCAACCATTGTCGCTTTTCTACACAGTGTGACTGTTTCCGCATATCGGGGCGGTTATTGTCGCTTGTCGTAAACGGTTGTAAACCCTTGTCAACTGTCTGCACGGTGTGACAAAAAACAAGCCCCGCAAATTCTCCACGTCAGAAATACGTCTCAAAAATATGTGGAAATTTGGGAAGCGACAAATGGCAACCGAAAAGTGTTAAATTTTAGAATATGCTGGTAATTAAAGATTTACACTCGGATATTTCTGATTAGTTTTGGTTGTTCTATGGTTATAAATACAAGAATAAAAAGCATAACTTTTTATACTTGTTATGCTATCAGGAAGAGTTATAGAAGTTAGAGATGAACAAGAAGAAAAAGCACTACTGCCTATACTTGTTACTCCTCCTGGGATAACAATACTAGTTAAAGAAGCACAATTTTCAAAAGCTGAATTTTCTATGATTGTTACACCTGTAAAATACCTCAATTCCTCAAAATGAGTTATTGATAACCCTTTAAAAGTTATACCCAATGAAACGACACTTTGTGCCTCTAACTCTGTCATATAATCCTGACTGGCACACCACCCGGCATCATAGCATATCTTCAAAACTTTAGGATTCGACTTTTTAGTCATAATCACTCCAGGAATAAACAAATCAATAGAATAAGTCACTGTAGCTGTTACCTGGCTATTGTAACCTTTCTTTAGAGTGGCTTTCAATTCAAAAGTTACTAATTCGGATGGAGTAGATATAACGTTTAATATACAATAATCCTTATATTGAGCACCAATAGTGACCAATCCTTGTTCAAAGGCATCTCCGGATAGTGACCACTCTGTAGTATATTCACCATTAACATTTTGTGTATTTATCTTTAGATCATACCTGGCGTTACCAATTACATTTAACAATTGTTTTCCTGATATGGTAGCACTTGTAGGAAAAATCAGTCTGTTGACTTTAACCTGCATTTCTCCGCGTACTATCGCACCTTGTGTCGGTATATGCTTTACCCGAACAGTGATAGTACGATCATTACCAGTAATCGTACTAGTCATATATCCAGTAGCCTTATCTATCGTGACTCCATTATAGGAAGATACTTCAGAACTTCCATTGTAGATATAATACTCAACAGTTCCAACATTGTCAGAAAACACAGAAGCACTGTATTGAGCAGAATTTCCCTCTAATAGTTCGACAGGACCGGTTACAAAAACACCATCAGGAGCCTTAATATAAAGTTCGCTACCTAGAGTAGTACAATCATCGCCGAATATACGTTTAATACTATTCAACTGGTCTTGTGTTACAGAGACAAGTGCAATCATACCTTTCAAAGATAGAGTACCACCAGCATCTTTTATACTACCCAAAGAAATTAAATCATTCGCATTCACACCAGCCCATGATATCCCTTCTAAAGTGACCATACATGAAGCACCATCACTCAACCGGTTAGCATTCCAGTTAAAGATAAAGTCCTTCGTATTCAATCGGCTGCAATTGCGAATAAAGATGCTATGGACATTCCTACCGAAATTCTTGATGCTGAATCCGGAACCGAGATTGGGAAGATTATCAAAGTAGATCGTCTGCATTGTGTCCGGAAGTTCTAACGTATTAACCGATGCTCCGGAAGCAAAGGTTGCAGAAGTTAACCCACTCTCAAACGCTTTCAATACTTTGAAATATGCGTGTGCCGATAAATCCAGACTGGTTATGTTCTGATAACCGCTAATATCAAGGTATTCAAGCCTCTTTGCCTGTAACAATCCTGATATATCAGACAATGAAGTGTTTCTCCGATTATCAGTTGCAGTATTCACACCCATCACAAGTTTTTTCAACTTCGTACCAACCGTGGAATTGAATACCTCTGCAATATTTAGTGTCGAAAGATATTCTATGAAATTATGTATATCCAGTTCCTGTACATTAACAGCCGAATAGATACGGACAGGGTCACCCACATTAATGACTTGTTTACTAGTGAATGTATGAGACTGACCAACATCAAGGCGTACACCAGACTCTACCACTTCGTTATTCAGACCATATCCATAGAAAATGTCGTTTCCGGACATGATACTAAATTCAAGTCCAGCCGGAGCGTTAGCAGCTTTAAACTCGATTGATTTTGCTTTATATGCTCCGGACACGAATTTGCTATCAAGCAGGTCGAAACGGTGACTCAACCACCAGCGACGGTGTGCGGAACGTGCACCCTGAAGCATATATAGGTTATTGATACCACTATCTGTATATGGTTCAATGTACTTATATTGAGCATCCTGATTATACACCCGTTCACACCACTTACCGGATTGCTGATTGTCGAACATATCAATCGTCTTTTCATAACTCAAGCCTGCAATATATAATGCATTATCTACTTCTGACACAATACGCATGAACTCGTCGTCAGCTTCAAGGTTATTCCAAAGGGTTGATTCATGCCCGGCATAGGCGTATACTAGTGCAGAGAAGGAAGTGTCGATTGTCTGACGGTCAATATCATAATTATAAATCAAAAGACCATCATTACGCACACCTATGATAGTGTCATTATCGTAGTTGATAAAGAAGAATCTCATACCATCCTCTGACATAAGCATCGCATTTTTAATCACCTGATCGACGGCTCCAAATCGCATCAGATAGATATAGTAGGCTGCTACCTTGTACACGTCCAGGTGCTCCCATTTCTCTGTCTTAAACTTCTCAATATCCCCCTTAGTAGATACCACCCATTCACAGAACGTCTTTAAGTCCGTGACATTGGTGTTCTTATCCGGGTAACGGGCTTCATAAGCCTGATCCCATTCAGTATCGAAGTTGTCCATGTCCTGAAAGAGTGCAAGATGGTTACCGTTATTTAAGACCTCCCAACATTGCACCTTTGAATTGTCGAATCCCGGAATATCGCGAAAGCCGAAGACACTCTCCGTTGATTTGTCATTATTGAAATTATATTTCCCTATGTAAATCAACTCACTGTCTGCCGTCAGACGGTAGAATACATTCACCGGGAAACCGTCTACGGTCGTCCGGACATCATAAGGATAGTTGTTAGCGATAGCCGTTTTTTGGGCTTCTGTGCGAAGGACATACTCACCATTGATCTGTGCGTTCGTCATAACCTGATTCCATAGACGGGCAATACCGGTATTATGTGTACCGGAGCTTTCGGCATAATCGGCTTTCAAACAAAACACATTTACAGGTTGCGCACGGTCTGCAAATGAATAAAGTCCATCTACAATAATATTTCCCATGTTGTCCCACATTTGTCCATATCCGGTGTACGGTCGTAGATTCTTTTTCGGATAACCCATAGAGGATGTACCTTGCGGACGTAGCCGAATATCTTTTGCTGTGAAAGACCGCCATGTTTCCTGCATATTGATATAGTCAACATCTACATAGATAGTCTTATTCTTGTCAGTCGTATTTTCCAGAGCGGGAATATCTCCTGTAAAAATCATAACCGGGCACTGTCTGGCCAGCTTATCGACAGAGAGATTCTGTGTACCCTCTTCATAAACATCGTTTCTCTCATAGAGAGATAACATCTCACTAGTCGTGTCACGATAAAGGATGTGGTTATTCAGCACTTGGTCAGAACTAAGTACTGAATTATAGAAACGGAGTGCTTTCAAATGTATATCTGCCTTAATAGTATCACCAATACGCAGGACTCTATCACTCGTTAAATTGTCCGAACTGGAGTAGTTTACCGAACCGGAAAACTTACCGTTGATATAAATGAAGAGTAAACCCTTATTGGTCGCTCCCGCTTTCTTATTGATAACAAACGTGATACGGTAATTCTCACCGCTTTTAAATTTTGTACCTACCCTACTACCTCCGGCACTGGTTAGGATTGCTTCTGATGCGGTTATCAGCAGGCCGGTTCCGGCTTCGTTACGAAGATCACAGATTATAGCGTCATCATCCGACACGTTTTCAGTAGAAAATTCAAATTCAAGTGTGCGACCCAGGTTGATGGGATCGGATGCGAGTGGGGAAATATTGATATCAACATAAGCACCTGTATTGATAACCAACCGATTATTCACCCAGCCAGAAGTATTATTCCAGTTGAAACCTTTGAAGGTGGCGGAATAAAGACCATAAAGCCACTCTTCACGGTTGACGTCATTATTCGATTTGCCAAGAGCCATCAGGTCAAGTTGAAGGCCATCCGTAATCGGTGCGAGACTAATGGATGATTTGGTGATATTCAGGGTTACTGTATATACCGTTTCCCCTGCTGTGATGGTAAGTGTTTTCAGACCATATTCATCAGGACGAAGAGAGTAGATAGCTTGTTCTCCGTTGTGTGTCTGTACCACTGAAACCGTATTACCGTCGATGGCGACCGTTGCATTTGTTGAAGCGACCGTTTGAGGATTATAGACTGCAAAGTTTAGCTCATACGGGATATACTGTGTAATGCCAAAGAGCTGAAGATTGCCCGTGACAATATCGTTACCCACCGGAATGATGGCAGATACACCTATAACAGGGTTCTTGTTAGCACCTGTTATTACAATCAGATCGTGATAGATAATGTCTGAATAGAACTTCTCACCGTTCAGTATCGTGTATACCCGGTATTGGAGACTATGAGCGCCTTGTGAAAGGTTAGACAGAGGAATATATTTGGTTCGGGTAGTTGACACATCGACTATTTCATCTTCTACCTTTACGTAGTCAAGTAACTTGTAATCAAGATACCACTCCATGACCTTTGTTCCATATCCGGACACCGCATACGGGATAGCGGCGGTAGAGGATGGATTACTCACAAGATTATAAGATTGGGAAATATCATAGGTATCAGACAACTTCAAGTCGACTACCTGATAAGTAATACCTATTGCGGTGGCAGCAAGAGTATTCTGGCCTACAATACCGACAGTAATGGCGTTGGCTCCTGTTGATATGTAGTCATCCACTTTAAAATGTACCGCTTGACCATATCTGTATTTCTCTGTTACGGTCTTTTTGTTCCCGCCTTTGATGAAAGTGTAAGTACAGATCACATCTTCTCCTACTGATTGACCACTTTTGTTCATCGTATCGAACGTAAAGTCTATGTAGTTGTTCTTAGTTTCAGCAAGAATAGCCACATAGGTAGGAGAAGACATCGTTATTTGTGCCGAGTAATTGAATGGAGCATCGAATGTTCCGATTATCAAATCCGTCTTGGTTGTATCTGCCAGATACGCGTCCCGGTTATCTGAATCAGAGAAGACGATATAACGGTTATTAGAGCTGTCGTAATAGAAGATGCCAGCTTTTCCGTTTAATTGCTCTTTGATAAATTCCTGCACACGGCTACCGGCAACGGGTAAACCACCTGTACTATCGTCACCTCCCCAGTCTTGGTGCTTATCTATTTTTTCATTATATACCTTATTTGCCATAATTTAAAATTTTATTTTATTCTTCCAACCATCTTCATTGCTCCATGACTTCTCATTTATCCAGAATCCCTTGCCAAAGCAGGAATTTATAGCCTCCCAAACAAGAACAGTCCCTTTATATACAGCAGATATTGTACGCCCAACTATAAAAATTGCTGTAATTTCTTTCCCATTTTTGTAAATCATGTATCTCCCTCCTCAAATGTATAATAGAAAGTTTCTGAATCAGGTGAGGATAAAGCATCATATTCTTCTTCGCTCAAAATCTCATATTTTTGTCCGTAACGTTTCCACTTCCCCCATGTACCACGAGATATTGATAAATTAGCAGAAATATTATATATTCGGTACATAATAGAAGCTTCCCCATCTTTAGCAGATAGACTTCCTTTTTCATTTTCTATAAAGTTCCCAAACAGAAATTGTACTATTGTATGTCCAGACGAACCACTTGATACAACTAATTCTGCAAACGGTTGCTCATCTTGCAAAACATGATATACCCCAACAGATTTGATTGAATTAAGCGAATTCAGCTGGGATATATCTATATTATTTATTACTCGTCCATTTACCTGCTTAGTGAAGAAGTCTTGGCAAATAACGGCATCTACACGATTACCAAATGAGCATAATACATCAATGCCGGGCAAACATGATTCAAACATGTTCATTAAAGTGGTACTTGATATTTTACGTCCGCCACTTATCTCAATATATGCGTCATCAGGTAAACGATCAATATCTGTCAGCTGATTTATTGATAGACTATTTGTCTTTAGTGCTTGTAGTACAAGGTTAACAATTTGTTGTTTCTCCGACTCTGTCATCTTATTCTACTTTTATTGTTCTAAACCATTTTATTACATATCAAATTGATCCCGGAACAGAAGTTTCATCAGGAGCAACAGGGAACGTATCAACAAACTCACCATCCCAAGTCACCTCGTAAAAAGTACTGTCATCAGTCTTTTTCAAGAATTTCAATATATCTCCAGGTAATAAATTGACATTGTAGGATATCCTTTTTTGCGAGAATGTAGCTTCATCTGAATAATAATTCAAGGTAATGGTAATCTGATTAATCTCTGGAGTAATAACTTCTCCACTGATCTTATTAAATGGTATTATAAATGTCACATCACCATTGGCAGGCTTATCCAATATTACCTTACAATGATAATTGTGAGAGGTATAATTACCAGTCATAATCTTTATATAGTTGATATACAGTTTACCCGTTATTACATCCGTATATTCTTCTACCATTTCACTTCCTGATTTTATACTTCTCAATTCTCCATCATTTGATGTTATCCTATATGCATCCGCATCGGCTCTTCTCATAGACACTTGATTAGTCCATTCTAAAACGGGGCTCATCGTTCTTACTTTCTGTAGAATCTGATTGAATACAAAACTTTTTAACCCCTCGATCTGTTGATTCAGTTCCGGAACATTACTTTCCTTCCTGGCAAATCGAATCCCATCGAAATAGACATAATTACAGCATAGGACACGATTTAATAACTCTGCAAACCATACTGGACATCCCATAGCATTCCCCAAAGTAAATAGCATGGTGGTGTATTCATGACTGTATAACTCTACAATATCCTCATCTGAAGTAATGAACTGCTCGTTATCAACCCCAAATGTCCAACCTCCATCCTTGAAGCCTCCGGGTACACGAAAATCAAAGAAATATTGCATACCATCAATCCACCAAACAGTATCAAGGCGCTGCTTATTGTCTTTCATCGAATACTGGATAAGAGTTGTTTCGGAAAGCTCGTGTTCATCATCTGTAATCTTAAACATCTCGCTGGTTTTCCCATTTACAGCTACATTATAGTATCCACACGGAAGCAATGATATATTATAGAAATAGATAATTTTATCATTATTCATCTGCCACGTGCTCAACATAATGGGGGTTGATGTATCATTCAGAAGATTATTAATACAAACAACAGGTTCCTGCTCTTTAGGATTAGAAATCAGTTCAATAAAAATGCGATCTGTACGGGCGAATAATTGTACATATTTACTCTTCGCACCAAATTTATCGGTAGACGGAGAAAAAAACAGTGGTGTAAATGGACTTATAATCATATTCTAAGATTTTGATATTGAACGGACAAATAAATCATACTTCACTCCATCGTTTCTCTCAATCACACTACTCACCTCTTTGATGTAGCCCTCGTAGACTAAACCGTCTTTTTGAATTTTAATCGTTTCATCATCCGTTTGAGGAATATCATCATCGAAAGTTGTAAAAGAAACGTCCCCACAAGTAATGATACCACCCTTTATGTTAAAATCATCTTTCATTCCTACACCATTAACAGAAACATCACTGTTACCCTCTGATGAAGAATAACGCAATATTTTCGTGAACATACCAATATAACCGGCATTGGCTTTCAACATAGCCCCCTGCCAATACATTGAATTGAACATTGTTTTAGGATCAAGTACACCGCTTACATCCCAGCCAGTTCTAATCAACATATACTCTTTACCAGTGAGGTTTGCTCCTACAAAAAAAACATCATTATCACTCTCATCATCCGTAGTATCCTTACCTCTCTTTTGTACCAAGAATTCAATACCATAAGCATCTGCACGATAAGGGCTAATGAGTTCGTACACATTATCTGTAATGGTTATTCCGGTTGAATATTCAGTTGTAAACCGAAATTCATCACGTCCATTCGTATTCTCATAATCTTGCTTATCATATCCTACTTTAATACGAGAATACATTCTTGATTCTTCTACCTTATATTCGAAGTCAGAAAAGTCACTCCCCAAATCTTTTGCATTATTATTGCTGAATAAATCGTCTCGATGCACAAATAATACAGTATTGCCTTTAATCACTTGGACAAATCCAAATTCGGCCTCCATCCAATTGACAAACTTAGTGTAAGAAGTATATAGTTTGGCTTCAGGTATTCCACGAATACTTTCAGCAGCCAATATAAGACTATCATCTAAACGAGAGTCAACACCTGAAGCTATTTCACCTAAAATACCATCCTTTCCCTCATTCATACTTTTCAGTAACCTGTTCAAGATAGTAATAGGTTTTATTGTATCTATAGGAATAGGCAATCCCTTTGAGGGAAACGTCATTGTTACATCAAGTTTCGTAAAATAAAGTTCTGCGAACTTTGATTCATAATAGCCTAGTAAAACAATACCATCACCAGCAGATAGTGCAACATCACTTTCCCAACTCAAAGAAATAGAGTCTCCATCCCAGCCGCCTTTCCATTCTTTCAAAAGTGTACCGGATTTCGTTTTTAACTGAACACCAGCAGCAAGAGAAGATCCACTCCACCAGAACACACCTTTTATTGAGACTTTGACAGACATACTTTTGGAAGAAGAAATCAGACACGATTCCAAGTTACTCCCAGCACCTACGTCTCTTACCTCTATCCCACTGCCGCTTACTATCTCACTACTTCCAACGTACATTGGAAGAGTCATAAAATGATCTCCTCCACTTACAGGACTTACATACTGATTACCATTTTCAAGAGTTCTTCCTCCTAAATAGTGAGTAACATTACCAACATATGGTAATCTATCATAATAAAGTTGGTATGTTTCTTTTATTTCACTTACTGCATACTCATATTGTGTTCCTTTACTAGCTTTAATAATATTCGCAATACTATCATCTATTGAATTCATATTAATCACCCTGCCATCATAAGACAGAGAGGAAAAATCAAGCATACAACTGAAGAGCTCCTCATAGGTATGAGTATTGGTTATAGTATAAACGGTAATACCGGCACTTGAAGCTAGATATTTACTTAAATACTGATTTAACAGAAGGCTATAAGCTTCACCGACAAATTGAAACTTTGAAGTAAAAGACCTAGTTATTCCCTCTAACTCTGATCGTTTACGGGAAAATTTTATTTCATCCCAATTCTGAATACAGGATTGCGGAATATCATAAGGGATATTATCAACAGTTAGTACGTATTTACAAAGCATTTTAACTCGTTTTGAACGTTCACGAGCAAATATATAGAAAAAGCCAACCGGTTTCCCGATTGGCTAAAATCTTGAAAATTGCGTTTTGCAACATTCCATCATAAACACTTATATATCAAGGCATTTAGTGTTAATTCAAATAAATAGTAACTTTTGGTTTTATCTGTTATGTTTAATCCATTCTACCTCTTTTATCCTATTTGTAGGATATAATTTTGCACTAATCGAATCAACTTGAATGATTACATATTTAGTTCCAAAAAAGATCAAGTTATGTTGGTCATCAGTTTCGATAACTTCTCCATCAGTTAATTCCAACTTTACATCATTAGAATATAAAGTGTCAGACTTATTTTTAGTATAATTACAAAATATAATCATAACAATAAAAACTAAAGACAACAATATAATGTCTAAGATTCTATATTTATAATAAGCAAAACCTGCACCAAATAAGATTACAGGGAACATAATATAGTCTGAATATGGCTTATACCACATATTAACAACAAAGAAAAGTACAAAAAACAATGCTGCAATATAAATAATTAGCAACTTATTCTTCTGACTCACCGTTTTTTTAGTGTTATTACAAGAATCTAAAATAGGTATTAATACAGATGATATCCCTAAGTATGAAAGAAAAAGAACAAAAATAAGCTTTACAGTTATTGAAGCTATTGAAAATTGAATATCTTCCCATGAGATTATACTCACAATATCTAAATCAAATCGACCTAAAAAATGCCAGATTAAATCAAGGGAACAATAATAGTGCATAAAAATAAATATACCAACTAAAGAAAAAATGTAAGTAAGCCTTTTATTATCCATCTCTGTTTGTTTATTTTAAATTTGCGTAATTCACAAAAATAGACATTATTACAGCAAATAAATCTAAATCTATAAAAAATTAACATTTATTTCATTGATAGATAACCAATTTCTTGAAGTATCAACCTTCGATCGGAGAAAATACGACTTCTAACGGTTCCAACAGGAATATTCAGGATTTCACTTATCTCATCATAAGAATATCCTTCAGCATAATACATCACACTGTCAATACACCGTGACTTCTGTGCACATCTACTTATTGCTAATAATAGATCATTAAACAATACGGATTCATAGGTATAATCAAGTGCTATACTTTCCTCAACCGAATCATACCCGGTAAAATGAATAAGGGAGTTTCGATTATAACGAGTTATGTAAGTATTCTGCATGACAGCAATACACCAGGGTTTCATTGGTTTAGAGCAATCAAATTTATCTTGGTTTTGAAGTATCTTATACACAGTGTCACCCGCTAAATCTTCAGCATCTTGTATTGATGAGCAAAACCTTTTCGCTACACGAAATATCCAGGGATATATTTCTAATAATGTTTGTTCAAAACTCATTATCAGCCCTCCCAATTATGTGTAGCTTGTTCCCATTAAGACATTGTTCAACGTACTTTCGATGATTAACACTCTGCTCATACATCTCTTGAGCAGTGCGCTCTATCGAATCAATAAGAGTATCTACCTCGCTAGGGGGCAAAGAGGTGATTAGGTTTTTCACTTCGGATAATTGTAGACTTATCCGGTCACACTTGTTTTCTAATGTTTGCAGTTTTGACAATAAATTACAGCATAAATGCTGATTTATGCAACATGCTCTGTTTTTTTTACTCATAAAAAAGGTCGTTTGTGATTCTAAAAGGGAATTACTAACGACCGCATGAAAAATTCGCTTTAATTAAAAATTAATTGAATCAACATGAATATGTTACATGATTTGCTATGTCTGTCTTTTTCGAATTGAGATATCAACGTCAGCCTGATGGACGATATTTGCATATACAGCAGCATTGATTATCCGGGAATCAATATTCATTTTAAAGTAAGTCATAAGAAAGGCTATTTCAGTATCAAATGAAGAACGAATTTGTTCAGGAGTAGCCTTCTTCTCTTCTCCCTCTTCTTTCCGTCTTTCTTCGTTCCTCTTTTGCTCGAAGATGGCAGAACGAAGCATATTATCTATTTTAAATATTAGCTGTTCTTCGGACATATTCCGGGTATCTACATCAAACAGCTTTAGAACTTCACGAACATCATCAAAGCAATTTATAGAAATGAGTGTTTGACAAATGCGAAGGCTTAATAACCGGGCGCGTTCTTTTACCAAATCTTCTTTATCAAGTATAAGAGCTTTCATACCGGAAGGATTAACAATGTTCCTGTAATCTACAATCAACTTTGTGGCTCTCTCCTTCAGTTCTTCTTTGGTCGCAGCTTCGCCATCAAATAGCAAACAATTATAGTTTCCACAAGACAACTCTATAAAATCATTCAGTGATATTTGGTTTAATCTCTCTATCATATCTATTTCATTTTAGATAACATATACATTTCAAATTCGCGGTTACTAGCATCCTGATGCTGCATTCTCATAGTTCGCAATAAAAGAGCATTAGTTTTGTCGAGTCTCTTTTCTAACCGGGAATAATCATTAAAAACAATGGTATTACTGGAATCCGCTGAACTAAAGTATGACGGTGAGAATGTAGGCAAATCCCAATCCGGGAAATCAAAACTAGAAATATCAACCTTATCAACATCAGGGAATACTTGCGCTCCTTTGGGGATATCCACTAATGTAGGAATATCAGGAGTAATCCACGCCTTTCCGGAATACATGATAACTTCATGCTTTCCGCCATCTCCTACAAGTGCAGTACCACCACGATGGCCGGAAGAATCTTTCGTACCTTCTACATAAGAAGGAATAGGAGTTGCGAGGATAGTTGCTATTTGAATGGCACCTATGGTGGCAGCAGCAGTAACAAATGGAATAGCAAGGGGCATACCCATATTAGCAATAGTTGTCATAATAGCTTCTGCTGTGGCAATTCCTGTTTGAGCAGCACTCGTGGCCTTATCCCAAACAGCCTGTTTATGAGCCATCTCTTGCTTTTGTCTTTCCAAATCCTTGTTCTTTGCTTCAGTCTGCACTTTAGCTGCACGTTTACGAGCTTCTGCTTCTTCCTCTGAAATAGCTCCAGTCTCTGCTAGATTTTCAATACGTTCAACATCCTTTTCATATTTCTCATCATTAGCATCCTGTTCCTCTTCTATTTCATTTATCTGACCGTCGTAAATAGTTGAAACAAGGTCTCCAATAGCACCAATAGCCTGCGATGCTATTTGAAGCCATTTTTGAAGATTATGAATGCGTTTCTTTTTCGCATTATCATCAGCTTTTGTGACCCTTTCAATAGCCTCAATTTCAGCATCTGCTTCTTTTTTAACAAGGTCAGCTTTCAACTTCGCCAGTTTCTCTTCTATACTAGCTCTTTCTTCCACACTCAAATTACCAACAGCCAATTCTGCTTCCAAAGTATCAATCGCTGCTTCTATAGTTTTCCTCGTATACTCAAGGGTTATCCGGTACTTTTCTTTCTCGTATTTTTCTTTAGCCTTTACAGAATCCTTACCTAACTTCAAATCATTAGCATACAATTCAGCGGCAGTTGTCATATCCTCTTGATACTGTTTGTCTCGTATCACTTGTTCTGCTGCCGCATTATCAGCAATCAATGTGATTTGGTCTGAAGCATATTTTTCGTAAACAGTCTGCTTTTTCTTCGCATACTTTTCATCAATGAGAAATACATCCTCACCTGTTTTTTCGGCAGCAGTGATTTCAGCTTCACGTTGAAGTTCTAATTGCCGGAGCTTCAAGTCTAATTCCTCTTTAGTACCTTTCTTTACAACACTAAGAGCATTCTCTACATCTTTCTTTTCACGATCGGAGTTGTACTTGATTGCATATTCATCTAGTTTTTCCTGCATTTCTTGTGCCAGGTTCTGACGAGTAGTAATTTCTTCCTTACTATAACCTTTGACAGCGGCCATTTTCTTAGAATAGGCAACACCTATTTTAGCCAATTCTTTCTCTAAGCCTTCATCCATGAGGGCGAGTTCTGACTCTTGATAGGTTTCCTTAATCTTTTGTTTTTCCTTAGCAGCTTTCTCCTGTTCACGTTTTTCTTTATCAGTGAGAATCTTCACTCCTGGATTATCTTCATCGTTACTTTGTGGACGAAACTTCTCTGCAATTTTATCAAGTCCACTATTAAAGTCATCACTAGATGCTATTCGGAACAAGTTTTTAGAGAACTCCAACTGTGCTTTATCAGCCTTTTCAGCTTCTGAAGTATAATAGCTAAACATTTTAGCAGCACCGTTTTTAATCCAAGACATATTTTCAAATTCAGATGTCGCATATTGAGCACCTGTTTTCATCCGTTTTAAAGCTTCTCGCTCCTGGGCTGTTACTTCTATACGTTTATTTTTCATTTGAATAACAGCCTTCGTATATGCTTGCTCCTCTGTATCTCCAGCATCAATAAGTCTCTTATATTCTGCCTGGAACTCTTTTTCTACTTCTAATAACTTTTTGTTCGCATCCTTTTTGGCAAGTGCTCTAAAATTATAATCTATTTTTTCTTCAGGAGATTTTAAATCATTAGCAATACTTCTTATCTTATCAGCCATCCAATTAAGAAATTCCTTAGCAGGACCTGTTGATTCAGAAAAAGAGAGCATAAAGGCTTCCCAAGCAGAACTCAAATTAGCAATAGCTCCCTGAACATTATCTCCCATTGTATGAGCCATATCCCCTAATTCACTTTCTACCCCTGTTATCTGTTCTCTAAGTGGCAATATTTTATCAGCAGCGGTGAGAAATGCATTAAAAGCAGCAACACTACGCTTATCTGTCAATTCAAGAGTAGTATTCAAGTCTACTCCTTTTTCTCTTAGCGACTTCAATCCATCAACCAACTCGGGTAATGTTTTAACAGGCTTTCCTAATGCTTTTGCCAACTTTCCATTACTATCAGCCAAGTTTAGAAATACATTACGGGTAGCAGTAGCAGCCATCGAAGCATCAAAGCCGGCATCTGATAATTTACCCAACAAAGCCAAAGTATCTTCAATGCTGAAATTAAATGCTTTTGCAACCGGTCCAACAATTGGTAATGCAGTAGCTAAATAAGAAAACGATAATGCACTTTTTGTTGTTGCGACAGCCATCGCAGACACATATCTTTCAGTTTCGCTTGTATCAGCATTAAACATACGAAGCGAAGCACCTGCCAAAGAAGCTGCTTCTGATAGTTCGGCACCAGTGGCCTGTGCAAATTTTAAAACATGTTCAGTCGCATCTATTATTTCTTTTCGGGTAAATCCGAGTTTGGCTAACTCAATTTGCAATTCAGTAGCTTCAGATGCAGTATACTTTGTCGTAGCACCTAAACGTTGAGCGTCGGCTGTTAACTCTTTTATTTTATCAGAAGTAGTACCTAATATTGCAGAAAGACGACTATTAGCATATTCAAATTTCACAATATCGCCTACTCCCTCACGAAGTTTTGTAAAGAGAGCAACAACACCGCTTACAACAGCTTGTGCACCAATATAACCGGCAGCCCATCCTTTCAATCCGGCACCGACCTGGCTCAATCCTTTGCCCATATGTTGTTGAAGCATCATACCTGAATTTCGAGCAATAATTCCCATGTTTTTCATAGATTTATTGCCATTCTCCAACTCGATAATAGCTGCTTTAATTTCTTCTCTATACGCTCCGATAGTCATTTTCTGTTGTGAGTACCGGTCAGAGTTACGTTTGATATAGTCTGTATTAATGCCTATCGTAGAATTAAGACGTGCAAGAGTACGAATGTAGTTTTCATCAGTATCTTTCAGAACATCGACAGCCTTTTGAAGCTGTTTATTCATTTCTTTTGCCTGTGAACGACTATGAACCTCTTGATTGGTAAGAGTGATGGCAGAACGGATAAGCGTTAAACGTTCTTCCTCTGTTAATACAACTTTTTTACGTATTGCATTACCTGCACTCTGTGTTTGCGTTAATTTACTTTCTGCTTTCTCATAGTGACCGACTTCACGTTGAAATTCGCCCATACCAGCAGATAGTTCTTTTAAATGTGTATCTGTGTTTTTAATTACAGTAGAAAGGGTTTGTCCAGAAGAACTATTCTTCTCTTCTTCATTCATCTGCTTATATGCCTTTTTCATCAATTCCAATTGCAAGGAAACTTGAGCATAACTTCCGGCAGCAGCTTGCATCATCTTTTCCTCATTGGAAAGGATCATATTTAATTCTGATTTAGCAGCTTTCAAGGTACGTTCCCGTTCAATTAGCTCCTGACGCTTTGCAGACAACTGTTGAGTGTTACTTATTCCACTTTTCTCTTTCTCATTAAGTTGTTTTTGCGCTTCCGACACTTGTTTGAGTTCAGCGTTTAGTTCTACCAGACGTTTTATATTCTGCTCCCTGGTACCGAGAATACTACGCGCTATACCCAAGGCATCTTGGTCTATTTGATATATTTCTTTCTTTCGAGCACTCTCTTTTTCTAATTCAACGACATTTTTGTCAATGGCAGCCGTAACCTTATTAATAATCTCTTCTTGTTTCCTACCTGCATCAGCCAATTGAGTACTCGCATCAGCCGCTTTCTTTATTTGAGTATTATACATAGAAGATATTTTCTCTAAATCTTCAATGCCCTCCACATTTATCTTCAATCCCTTCGCTAGTTCTTTTGCAGCATTAGCATAATCACCTCTCACACGTTCAATAGTGTTATCTAACTCTATCAACTTCTGCAAATCATTCTCATCGACGAAATCCTTTAACTTTAAATCTGCCATATTACAAATAATGTCTATATTCTACAATCGTTCCCTTTATCTCAACTCCGAGTTTATCGAAAGCATAGGTGCCATCTTCTTTTTGATAGACGACATACATACAGCCGTCTAAGATGGCCGCTTTCTTTGCAAGTTTACTAATACGATCTAATTCACTTTGCATCTTCTTTATTTCGCAACTACAAGCCATATTCTACGGATATCCACATTCTGAAAAAAAACGTTCCATCCAAGGACGGAGATATAGAAGGCTGAAATGCTCTTTTGCTGTATCACCTATACCTAGTATCTGCTCACCATATTTTCTTTCAATGGATGGTCCATCACTGAAACCTTTCGTTTCAAAGTGAAGTCCGGAATCAATTTTATCAGCGAATATGCTGTCATAGAAAGAGCCGGTGATAAAAAGGTTTGGAACTTCAACTGGACGCGGTGGCAGATAGAGCATTTCACTTCTTAACGGCGGAGTAATCTTCTCTTTCCAATGTTTATACTGTTCAGCACGATTTTGCCACGGGCCTGGCTCATTGAAATAAGTATCAGTATCATAATCAGGATTCAATAGGTGTTCGATACCGTCCAATCCTGAATACAATTGTTCCTGAATGCAGTCTACGAGTACATTTTTATGTTCTTCCATACACTTGACCACCTCTTCCTTGAAACCGGAAGCAATAGAATGAACAACCCTATATAATTCGTCAAAATCTGCCATGTAGCGAAAATTAAACGGGCCGGGCTGCAATTACACCCCAGCCCGTTGATTACTTAGTTATCGTATCATGAAGTTCAGAGAGCTTCTTTTTGCGATCAGCCTCTTTCAGTTCTTTCCACACAACTTTGATGTGTGCATTAATGAATTCTTCTTTCGTCATGCTCTTTACAGCAGATTCGACGAATGTAACACCATCTACTTTCATACAGCCTGCTCAATACCTATGATTTCATTCTTGAACAGAACGGATGGAGATTTCAAAGATGGAACTCCATCCCCTTTCGCAACAATGGTAATAACACCATCAGCATAAGAAGCAGACGTTACATTATTGAGAACTTCTGCAGCACCATCGGCAATAACTTGCCCGAATTCTTCAGTACGGTCATATCCTCCAATAACTTCGATAATTTTATAGGCATTCCCTGAAGCCAGTTTCTCAAATACAACATCAATCAAACCTTTAACGAAGTTTTTCGGATTGAAATCCAACTGAATGTAGTCAAAATTCAAATGACTTTCTTCAGCGTCCTCATGTGCAAAGCTGACAGTCATTGCAGACTTGGCACTACTGGTAGGATATTGCGTAACGGTCGGATAGACAGAAGACATAGGAATACCAGCAAGTAAATCGGTACCATCGTTATAACCGATCAGCATATTATCCTGATTCCAGAAATAAACATCCCATCCTTTATTAGCACACTTCAATAATTGCGCATTTAAGACCTCATCGAATTTCTTCAATGTGAAAGTATCTGTTTGAGCATTCAAACCATTATACTCACTTGAACCATATCCAATAGCGTTTACCTGTGGTTCTCCCCCGTTCTTGGCATACTCCAAGAACGGTAAAATAGGGTAAATGCGTCCGGGACGATCTGCATGACATAATTCAAGTAACTTCTCACCTGTAATATCAGCAGGGAGCTTAACGCCATGTTCTGCCAAGATAGCACCTTTAACTTTCTTCCAGTCAATGCTACATGCAGAACCACCAGTATTCATCCGGGAACCCTTACACGTTCTAATCTTTCTCATTTTCTTCTACAATTAAGATTATTAATTTTTATTTCCATCGAGCGTATGTTTATGGCATCAATCGGCTCGCTCACAGCCTTACCGGAATCCGTATAGGCTCCGTATCTACCATACGAATAATTCTCTGAATAACTATGTTTCACTTTCTCGTCACAGTCGCAGTCGAACCGGGAATCTTCATATAATACTTCCAACAAACGTTTATAGATTGGCCGGAGAATATTCTTGAAAGATGTGATTCTACGTTCCTCATTACTCCACTCCTGACACGAAGAACAAGCTATAATCAACGAAACCTTTGTCTTAGAAAAATAATCCGGATCACCTCTATCTTCATTTATTGGAGTAAATAGCGCAACCAGTGGAAACTTCTTTTCAGACTGGGTAGTAGACTGACTATATTCATCTAAAATGTCCTTGATATATTGACTGTTACCGAAGATGTAATTCAACTTCGGAGACTTCACAACCTTAGTGCCCCCTTTTCCATTAGGATAAAGAATTTCAAGCCCTTCAGGAAGTTTTTTAACCACTTCTTCAAACAGTTCTGTTATATCTAAGTACATCATAAATTGAAAGTATTAATAGGAGTCAATAGATTCTTATTTATTTTCATGCTGGTGAAAGGGCAATCATCTGACAACGCCCACTCAACAAACAATTTATTCTTCTTGACCATACTGTTCCAGGTACTGACCTGTCTCTTGAAAGGAGCAACATATTCATTAGCACATTTCAAGCGAACAAGCCCGGTTATTGTAGCCTGGGTGTTTGCATCACGAAGAATATGATAAAATACATAGTCAGCGAACGGCTCACACAGCTTCTCACACAATACTGCATATCCCGATTGGGGTTCTTCCTTTTCTTCTGAAATATCGACTTCATCCGAAGCAGCTTCTTTTTCCTGCTCGATAATCTCCAGGTAATTAGTAATAGCTTGCGAAAGACCGGCACCAACTACATTACGAAGAAATTCGGGCTGAAAAGCCTTGATATACCCGTTTACAACCTCATTAACAGCAAGCGATTGGGGTGAAGGCATTTCAGCGACCGAAGCGTTTTCGATGTGTCTAGGCCCTGACGTAAAATATGAAACATCAATCAGCATAGCGATAGTTATTTAGAAGCCTTACCCTTTCCGGTCTTCTTTTCATCTTCCCCGGAAATGGTTTTATCATCAACAATTGCTACTTCCTTAGCATCTCCAACAGGCAACTCTTTCGAGTCGGCATCCGGAAGATTCTTGTTATCAGCAGGAACCAGGGCTTCAAGTTCTGCAATACGAGCTTTCATTGTATCACGTTCATCTGTCAGTTCAACAATAGCTTTATCTTTCTCCGTAATGG